GCGAGCGCCGTTTCATCGCGCCGCTGTTCGGCTTCGAGCTGTTCCTGTCGTGCGCGCCGCTTCTCCTCAGCCTCTTCGCCGCGGCGGATCTCCTCCAGCGCGCCACGGCGCCAGAGGTCACGCGCTTTGAACCGCTCGACCCAGAACAGCCCGGGCTCGGCGTAGACCCAATCGGGACCACAGAGAGGGAAGTAGGCGTTGAGCGGGCGCGTCAGGAGCTTGATGTGCCAGCGCCCCGGGATCAGCCCCGGGCCGCGCTCCCGTGGGTGCAGCTCCCCGGCGCGCGGGTCGACGAGGACGACGCGCAGGCGGTCGTCGAGCGTGCGCAGCTCGCGCTCGAGCGGCTGCCCGGCCGAGCTGTCGGTCGCCTCCATCTTCTCGCGTCGGGCGTCGATCGCCCGCATCCGCTCCTCATGGCTGACCGGGACGAGCAGCCCCGCCGGGGTGGTCGGCATCGTCTAGTGACCGAACGCGACGACCTGGACGACGACCTTCGACATGTCTTTGGTCGAGGCGACCTCTTTGCCGGTCTTGACATCGAGCAGGTGCAGCTTTCCGCCGGAGTACCAGGCAGCACCTGCGAGCAGTTCGGTCGATTCCGAACCGTGGATCAGGCTGCACACTGCGACATCGACGCTGTTGAGGCCGAGTTGCTCGGCGGTCAGCGGCTCGCCGCCTTCGGCGTAAGAGTTGTCGAAGGTGACATCGGTGACGGTGCGGCGTTCCGCCCCCGGGACGCGGGCCTTCTTGGTTCTTGCGACTACTACGCCCATGATCGGGCTCCTTTCGTCGGGCTGACGATTTGAAGGATCTGTGGCAACGCAGAAAGAAGGCCGCCCCCCGGAGGGAGCGGCCCGTCTTCCTATTTCAGTTTCGTCGCGACCGCGTGGGTGTTGCGACGGAGCAGCGCCGTGTTGAGCCGCCACACGAGGTCGCCCCGGAACCGGGTCGTCCCCTCCTGATGGCGGATCATCTCCGGCGAGGCCCACTGCGGGCCCTGTTTGCTGCGGACGGAACCGAGATCCCGTTTACGCAGCATGAACAGGCACCGGTCCGGGCAGTCGAACTGGCGATCGATCTCCACGCCGTTCGGGGTGGTGAGCCCTTTCCGTTTTCCGGTGTTGTAGCTCTCACCGCCGTTGAAGCGAACCTGCGCCTGCAACGCTTCGCTGAGGACGGTGACCTGCCTCGCGGACGAGATGCACCAGTCGGCTTCCTCGCCCGAGGTCTGGAAGATCTCCTCTTCCAGCCCGTAGACGAGGGACGTCGAGACGTCCTGTTCTTCGTCTTCGACGGAGGCGGCCCACGTCGGGACTTCGTCCGGGTCGATACCTCCGTAGGTCACCGTGTCGCTGAGCATCGCCAGCAACCCGTCGATCTCGAAGGATTCTTCCCCGTCGCGGGCGTTGGCGATCGACACGAAGAATTTGCCGTCTTCTTCGCTGTCGATCGCGGTCCCCGAGATCGTGATCGTCCCGTTCTTCACCGAGACGGCCGTGATTTCGCGCTTGTCGCCAAGCGAGTCCTCGGCCGCTTTGGTGCCGATGTCGACCTTCAGGCCCGGGTACAGGTGCCCGCGCTTCAGGGCGCCTTTCCCGTCGCTGTCGACGGTGAAGGTGTTTTTCGCACCTTCGCTGTCTTCCAGCGAGCAGATGATCCCCGAACCGTCCGAGAACAGACCTCGCTGGAGCTGGCGCTTGATGCCGTCGACCGCGCCTTCGCGCTCCGTCTCGACAGCTTTGGCGACCGCCAGCGCGGACGTCGCGGATTCGTCGATCACCGCGGACTCGATGATCACGTCGAACCAGTTGTGGGAATAGTGATATTCCGCCTGCTTGGTCGCGACGTTGGTGCCTTCGTTCAGTTCGGACGAACCGTCTCGGGGCACCGCCGAGAAGCCACCGGACAGGCCGGTGCGGACGGCGACGAGAACTTTGTCACCGTGTTCGCCCGTAGGCGTGAGTTTCGTGAACTGGTCGAGCAGCGGGCTTCCGACGAAGACCGAATTCTCGATCGAATCACTCAACCACGTCTCTTTCATCGCGGCCAGGAAGGCCGTTGCATTCTGCATTGAAAGGGACTCCTTATTGCTGGGAGGCCATCGCCCTTTCGGCCGCTGCGGCGCCGAGGGCAAGACGGTCCTCGTCTTTATTCGGATCCAGCGCTTTGCCGCCGGGCCTACCGCCCGGTGCTCCCCTTCCGCCACCTTCCCGCCGCCGTTTCAGCTCGTGCTCGACGCCCTGGTTCAGAGCGCCTTTGAGCACATTCGCCGCGGAGGCGTAGTCGGGCAACCCATCCGGGCCGGGATTGTTCTCCGCACGCTGGCGAAGAATCTCGTCCTCGACGTCGGTGAGTTTGCGGCCCCACTGCTGCTCGATCCCCTCGAGTTCCTGGTCGGCGAGGTCGTCGAGCGCCTGCAGTTCCGCAGCCGCTTCGCCTTCTTCGCGTTCCTGGGCGATCAACGCCTCGAGCTGTTCGACCCGCTCAGTCGGGTCGGGCTCTTCGTCGTCCAGCAGAGCGGCCAGATCGTCGTCGGCGGCCTGCACGTTGATCCCGAGCGACTGCAGGTGCTGGGGATTCGACAGGTCGACTCCGAGAAGCCGCAGGTAGTGGGGCATGGTTTCGGGGTCACGCAGACCTTCGATGAGGGCCTGCGACTCTTCGGCTGCGCGCCGTCCCTCGCCAAATTCCTGTGCCTTCTTGGTGAAGGCCGAGCGCATCTCGCTGTACTTGTTGCCAAGCCAGTCGCGATCCGCGTCGTCGGGAACCTGTGAGGGGTCGAAGTCGTAGAACGACTCCGCTTCTTCCGAACCGCCCGGTTCTCCCTCGTCGGGGCCGAGAGCGGTGGTGTCTCCTCCGGGCTCGTCACCGGCCTCCGGCTCGCCCTCGTTACGGAGGGTGCCGGGTGGGATGGCGGCGCTTTCTGCCGCCCAGCCTGCTTCGAGTGCGGGGGCGAGGCTCAGAACCTCGTCCAGCATCGGGAGGGTGTCGGGCTTGTCCTGCTGAGCAGGGGCTCCGTCGTGCATGTGACTCCTTTGTTCACGCGGGGCGCCGAGGCGCTTGTCCGCAGTTTGGGTTCGGGGCGCCCGGGGGCGCTTGTCCGAGGAAAGGTCGGTGGGGGGATTACTGCCGCGGCGGCGGCGCTTCGCCGGCTTCTTCGCCGGGCTGGGAAGGCGTCGGCTTCGGCGTCTGTTCTTTCGCCGCATTCTGCATCCCCTGTTCTTCGGCGAGCGCGTTCTGCTGTTCGGCTTCGCGCTGTGCCTGCTGGGATTCGAGGTCGAGCAGCTTCTGGTAGTAGAAGAGGCTCGCTTCCTTGATCTGGAGGTCCGATCGGTCCCAGTCGTCGGTCTTCATCCATTCCTCGATCGCACGTTTGAGGATCGGCAGCGAGTCGAAGGGTCGCGGCAGCCAGCCGGGGACCATCGGGTTCCCGCGCAAGTCGACTTTCAGCGCTTCCTCGCCGGGGAGCGCCGGTCGATCCGGCTGGTCCCAGAAGGTGCCGTTGCGAAGCTGCTCGACCACGCGGTGGGCGCGCCCGACGTCCTCTTCGTAGCCCTGGATGAGTTTTTCGGGCGTCGCCGAGTTGATCGCCTCGATCACGACCTCCGGCGGGAAGACGTTCGGGAAGGTATTGGCGAGCTGCAAGATCCGCTGTTCGATCTGCGGGCGCGTGAGCATCTGCGTCGCGCTGACGCGCACCCGAACGTCCGTTTGGTTGCGGATGTCGGCGCCCTGGAAGTCGCCGACAGGTTCCCAGCCGGTCGTCCCCTGGAATTTGAGATCCCGGTCGGCGCCGTATTTGCGTTGGGCGATCACGAGGCAGTCGGACATCAGCTCCGAGCGCCAGCGGTCGAAGTCGTCGATGAAGCGCTGCCAGGCCGAGCGGCTGAGTTCGGTCGCCTGCCCGATCGCCTTCCCCGATTCGAGCTGCGGCGGCACGTCTTCGTCGAAGGTGATCGCCGAGAACCGCGCCTTCGCCCGTTCTTCCATCTGGAAGAGCTCGTTGGGGAACGGGACGTTTTCGCGCCATTCCGGCCGTTCGCCGCCGGCCAGGGTCCGGTCGTACTCGATTACCAGCCCTGGCTCGTCGGTCGGGTCGGTGCTCAACACGCCCTCCGGCGCTATGACCTGGGCGTTGAGGCCGATCTGGGTGTACTCGCTCTGCTTGTTGATCGCCAGGTCGTGGCTACGCACGACGTCGATCGCCTGTTGCACGAGGCCCTTCGCCCGGTCGGACGAGGCGTCCACGTCGTAGTAGAGGCGCCGCAGGCACGGCGTGTCGACGACGTTGCCCTGCGCGTCTTCCATCGGGTAGTCCTCGTCGGGGAAGATCTTGCGGCCGTCCGCGTAGGTGCCCCAGCGCCCCTTCGGGTACCTCTGACAGGGCCGCTCGAAGTATTCGGTGACGATCCCCAGCTTGGAGCCCTTCTTCTGGCGGGTCGTGCTACGGCCTTCGCCGGTCGTCTTCGCGTCGGCCCGCAGCTTCTCGCCGGGGATCTTGATGAAGCCGGGTTCGTCTTCGATCTCCTCGATCGCGCGGGCGTGCTCGACCGCGTACCAGCGCGACTTCTCGAAGTCGACGCCCGGCTCCCAGAAGACCTCGAGGCCGGAGTAGACGCTTATCTCTATCTCGCCCCGGCCGCGCCACACAGGGTTCCCCGGGTCCGGCTGGCCGGCGTAGGGGCGCTCGCCCGTCTCGGGGTCTTCGAATTCGGCTTCCGGATGCTGCGAGACGTCCTCGTAGGGGCCGACGTTCGCGTTCCACACGGCCCGCCCGAATGCTTCCTCGGTGACCATCGCCCACCACAACGCCTTCGGCTCGGCGGCCGGGAAGCCCCAGAGCGGATAGCCCGCGCGCGCGATCCGCAGGGCCAGCCGGGACGCCGCATAGTCTTCGGGGTCGGGCGTCGCGTTGGTCGATTCCCATTCGGGCTCACGCTGCGTCGCCGCCGAGATCTTGCGCTTGAGCATCGGGGCCACGATCTCGTTGGAGCGCCGTACGCGATGGTCCGGCTTTTCGCCGCCCTGCGCGACGGCAGTGGTCGAGAGGTTGACGACTTTGGTCTGGTCGTCGTTCAGCTCCGAGAAGTGGTTGCCGTTGGCGAATTCGATCGCCAACAGGCGCCGCGCCTGCACTTCCCGCAGGCCCTCGCGTCCGCGCTTCAGGCGCTCTTCGACGTCGGTGGGGACGGACTCGCGGCCTCTCGGCTCCGTCTTTGCATCAGCCATCCTCGGCCTCGGTCCTCGCCTTGTAGGCGGCGTCGTCGTCGGCCGCTATCGGGCGCGCACGCCGACGGTCGGGGCGACTGGCCCGGACATGCTCGGCAGTCGCCGCCTCCGGCGCCTGGATGCGCTGGTAGAGCTCGCGGCGCTCGGCCCTCGCCGCCTCCCGTTCTGCGGCCCGCTCGAGTTCGATCTTGCTGACCCGTCCTTCCCAGAGGAGATCCCGGTAGCAGACGAAGAGGACCAGGACGAGGACGGCGATCGCGAGGTAGATCACTCGGCCACCCGCAGCGCGTCGATCAACTGCTCCTTGCTCATCTTGGAGCGGCCCTTGATCTTGCGCTCCTTGGCGAGCTCGTACAGCTCATCCTCGGTGCGCGCCTCGTAGGAGCCGCCCGAGCCGCCGGCGTCACCCCGCGGGGCCTCCGCGGGCTCGTACGGTTCGCCCTCCACCCAGTATTTGATCCGGCCGGGGCCGGTGACGGCGAGCGGGGTCTGCGGGTCGATCAGCCGGTCGCCGGGGAAAAGATCGATCGGGTCGCCGTCCGCGGACTTCGCGACGACGCTGCCGGTGTGGGCTTCGAGCGCGGTGACCTTGAACAGGTCGACCGTCTCGCGCTCGGACAGATAGAGAACCGTGGGCATCGCTACTCCTTTGGCTTGCCGGCGCCTGAGTCGGCGGCCGTGTCGTGGTCCGGCGCGGGTCCGAGCGCCGCGCGCATCCGTTCTTCGGCTTCCCCCAGCTCTTCGCCGCCGCCGACGATCTCGGCGAGCCGCTGTCGCTCGGCCTCGCTGGCGGCCAGCTCTTCGCGCAGCCCGTCGACCTCGGCCCGCGGCACCATGCCGAGCAGGTCGCGGGCGGCCTTCTCGACGACGCCCTCGCGGATGTAGATCCGCGGGTCGTTCGGCCCCTGCGCCTTCGCGGTCGGGTCGCCGAAGTCGATCACCGGGGCATCGAGGCGGCCGGTGACGATGCAGCAGTGGGGGGGCGAGCTCGTGTTGGAGGGCAGCTCGACGAGGCGTGCTTTCACGGGGTTCCTTTCGGTCAGGTGTACTTGCCCATCACCGTGCCGCTGCGGGGCCGGGGGGGCTTGTAAGGGGGGGCGGTGCCAGGCACCCACGCCTGCGATCGGCTGCGGCGCCTGCGGCGGATCGGGACGGGGCGCTCCATCGCGACGTATTTGAGGGCGTCGCACTTGTGGTCGTCCTTCTTGACGACCCCGAAGCTGCCGTCCTCCTTGGGTTTCTGGCGGTACTTGCGCAGTTGCCGGATCAGGTCCGCGCAGCGGGAGGAGATGGCGATCAGCGAGAACGGTTTCTGCTTGATCGCGCCGTCGCCGCCGCAGAGCTGACACGGATCGCCGGGTGCGTCCATCTCGGTCCCGACGCCCTTGCAGCGGGGGCATACCTCGTCGCAGGGGATCATGTGACTCATCCGCCGCTTGATCTCGAGGACGCCCGCTTCGAGGTCGTTCTTGCCGTAGACGACAGGGACGCCGGCGCGGACCCACGCCTCGCCGACGCGCTCGCCGGATGCGAGGTCACGACTGCGGGCGGCGGGGTCGATGACGTTGTACTTGGCGACCGGCGAGAGGCCCCAGCCTTCGCGCAGCGTCGCCATCCTCTCGGCCGCGTGCTCAGGGATCGCCGACCGTCCCGACAGGGTGAGCTCGTCGTAGATCACGAGGCGGCTGACTTCCTCGCCCGCGATGCTGAGCGTCTGCATCCCCGAGAAGAGGACCGCCGTCTCCACCTGGCCCGGGTCGATGCCGTCGAGCTGTTCGAGACGGGCGACGAATTCGGGCTCGATCCGCTCTTCGGGGACGACATGCAGGCCGCCCGCGTGGGGATCGAACTCGTCGTAGACCAGACCCTTCGCAGCTTTGAATTCGCCCGACTTGATCGCGGCCCGGCGGTGCAGCGGGATTTTCGCCAGGGCTTCGTCGCGGCCCTCCGGCGACAGGTGCGGGTTCTCTTCGATGTCGGCCTGGATCATCAGCACCCCGGCCTTCTCGTTCACCCACACGCGGTCAGCGATTTCCTCCGCTTCGTCGCTTTCCGCCGTCGTTTCCCAGAACTCGTCGAAGACCCAGCAGAGGTCGCCGGAGAGAGGGGTGAAGCCGAAGAGTTCGTCGCCCTGGTAGTCGGCGAGGCGCATCGCGCACTGTTCGCGGATCTTCTCGCCGTTCTCGCCGCTGGGCTCCTCGTCGAAGACGACGCGGTGGCGGGCCGAGCCGCCGAAGCGCGCGTCGGGGTCCTGTTCGAGGGTCAGGAACTCGAAGAAGTTGCCGTTGGCGAACCACAGCACCTTGTCCTTGTCCTTGAAGGCCTTTTCCCAGTCGCCGCCGCGGAACTGCGACTTCGGCGTCCAGAGGCGGATCGTCTCGAGCACCGACTGGAAGGCGCGGCCGTAGTCGGGCGTGACGAAGCGGCAGTAGAAGTCCTCGTCCCAGATCCGGTAGGGGCGCAGGTGCTCGGGGATCACGTCGAGGTCGAGCGCCTGGATCAGGCAGTCGACGACGGTCGCGGTCGACTTGCCGGAGCGGTTGCCGCCCGTGAACACTTTCGTCTTCAGCCGGTTTTCGTGGAAGAACCGCTGGCGCGAGTGCGGCACGTAGCGGTGCAGCGGGTTCTCGCCGAGGCTCAGGTTCGCCTTCGCGAGAAGGTCGACCACCTCCGGGTCTTCGAGGATCGTCGGGTCGTCGACCTCGACGGCGAGCCCGTCAGGCAGCGTCGCCACTTGCGGCTCCCGCCGGCAGCGCCGGCACGTCGATCACGGGCGGGACCGGCTTCGCCTTGCCCTGTCCGACCTGCAGGCGCACGCCCTTGCGTTCGAGCGCGGCCCGGATCTCGGGGAAGCTGTGCTCGACGAGGGCCGTGGGCTGCCCGGTGAGGAGCTGCAGTTTTTCGGTGGCGATGCCGCCCATGACGCCGGACTCGTGCAGCAGCTTCGACAGATCCTTGAAGTCGACGCGGAGGCGATCGCGGCGTTCCCAGAGCTGCTTGCGGAGCGCCAGCGTGTCCTTGTCGTCGTCGCCGATCTCGCCAAGCCGCTCGATCGCGACCTCGACTTCGAGCAGTTCGGAGTCGCGCGCCGTCAGCTCGTCGTCGATCCGGGCCAAGATGTCCTCGCTGAGCTCGGCGCTCGTGCGGGCGAGGCGGTGGTACTGGTCGCGGAGCTGTTCGCGGACCCGTTTCTCGATTTCGGTGGCGATCCGTTCGTAGTGCTCGTGGTGGGTCGAGTAGGCCCACCCGCGCACCGTCGACAGCGGGATCTCCAACCCGGCCGCCGCCAGCATCCGTTCGACCGGCTGCTTGCGGCCCGCCTCGAGCGCGAACGCCGTCAGCGCGGCGTCGATCTCCTCGCGGGTGTAGCTCTGCCGGCTCACTACGCCTTGCGCCGACCGGCGGCGCCGAGCTGGCCGAAGCGCCTGGCCCCGTACTTCTCGCGGCCGATGAAGGCGGCGAGCGCGCCGGGGTTCCGGGCGCCGCGGCGGGCGAGCTCGCCCTGCAGGTTCTTGAAGCGCTGACCGGAGCCCAACGGGGGCTCTTTGCGTCCGCGTGCCATCGGTGCTCCTTCCGTGTCGGGGTCAGGTGGCGGCGTCGGCGCGGCGGCGTTCGATCCGCTCCCTCAGCACCGAGAGGCCACGGGCGGCAGGCCCGTCGTCGGCGTCCCCGGCAGACGTGCCGGTGGTCGTCGGTGGCGCCGGAGGCGCCGAAATTTTTTCCGGGGGGGTGGGGGTGTCCGCCTCGCGGCGGATCAGGCCCACGGGCGCCCAGCCCATCGCCTCGCGGATCACGTCCGCCTTCGCGATCCCGCGCTCCTCGGCGCGGCGCTCGAGGTCGGCGGCTTCCTCGTCGCCCAGCCGCAGGGGGTAGGTGTGGCCGCGCCGACTCACAGCGGGTCGGGCGGGTCTTCGTCCGGGTAGGGCCATTCGTCGGGGACGAAGCGCGGCGCGGGCCGCAGGCGCCGGACGAGCCGGGCCCAGAGGACGCCGGCGACGCCGCGGGCGCCACCGTGGCGGCGGGCAGCGGCGAGGGGAAGGTGCGGATTCCAGCTCAGGCCGGACGCGGGCGCAGCGGGGGTCGGGGCCACAAGGGGCGCCTCCTCGTGTCGGCCCGCGGCGCGGGGCGCCGGGGCGGGGGTCAGGTCAGCCCGGGGGCGGCCGGGCTAGAGGTCGAGCAGATCGGCGGCGAAGTAGAGCGTCGCGACGAAGGCCGCGCCGGTCGCCAGGATCGTCAGCACGCCGGGGAGGCCCACCGTGTCGCCCAGCAGCGCGACGGCCGCGGCGGGGGCGAAGACGACGACGAGGATCGCGCAGATCGCGACCACCCAGACGACGGCGGCCAGGGCCAGCTTCGGCACGAGCAGCAGCCAGGCCCATGCGGACCAGCCGGCACCCGCGGAGGGCCAGCGGAAGTAGTCGCCCCAGCTCGACGAGCCCATGCCCAGAGGGTAGCCCGATGGGGCAGGGGTGTGGGCACACTCGGCCCCTTTGGGTCTGAGCTTGTCGGCCCGGAGGGAGATATATATGTCGCGCAGCGCGGGGATTCGCGTACTCCCCCGCCCCCCTGCAGCGGTGACCGCTTCACTGACGATGAAGGGGTTTCGCGGAAGACGAACCGCTCTGGCATGGGAAGGCTTGGCCCGGGGTGGCAAGGGTCCGTGCGGTTCCCCGCGCAGATCCCGAACAGGGCGGCCATGCTCGGCCAGGTCGAGGACGACAAGCGCGGGTTGACACTCGCGCGCATTTGCTGCTGTCGCGCGTCGGCCCGGCGGGCCGCCTCCGGCTTACGCCTCCGGCTGAGCCCGCTGGCCCTATGCCCGCGCTGGCCCGTTGGCCCTATGGGTCTTGCCCTCTCTCTGTCCCTACGGTCGACCGTGCCTAT